AGAGTGTCCGCAGTGTACAGAGTAGAGAGGTACTCTTGCTTGTACTGAGTTTGCGAACGTACAGCCATTTGCTCTGCCATTACAAGGGCGTCCTTGTGGAAGAACAAGCAGCCACGGGTGTCTACAGTTGACGCAGTGTTCTGAGCAGCTACTTCCAGAACGGGAGCATTGCTAGAAACGTATACGTCTACACCGTACAGGTTGCCGATAAGACCAGACTCAACACCACGACCACCAACAAAGTCAGAAGATACGTAGCGGTCGATGCCCATGATTGACTTACGAGCCGCAGGTGGGATCACCAGCACACGACCGTCCATCGGTACATCAGCGTCGTCCATGAGCTTGATAGCTTCACGGAAAGCGAGGTCAGTAAAGTTGTCACCAGCCGTTACAGTGTCAACAGCGTAAGCAGCAAGGCCGCTAGTAGCGTTGACGTAGTAGCTGTTGCTGTTTACCCAGTCAGCACCAGTGTTGGCGGGAGACTGAGTACGAGTTCCGTCACCGAAACCAGTAGCAGCGTTAATGAGGTCGGTGTCAACTTTCAGAGCCAGCTGGTAGCCAGCGTCTTCGGTGTAGAACTGTCGCAGAGAGGACAGAGCCTGTACTTCTACGATATCTTCAATCAGACGCGAGTACTCAAAGTGACGGTCAACAGTGATCGTCAGTTCTGACTCAAGGTTAGCCTGAATCGTGACAGCTACAGCTTCTGCCTTAGCAGACGCAGAGCCACGGATAGGCTTAGGTACGTGAATAACGTCGCCCTTCTTGCCAGTCATAGCGAGACGCTTGACAAGGGGAGCCATCTTCAGGTTCTTTTGATAAGCGGCAATTACTTCATCCGACCAAATTTCGGGGATAAAAGTAGCCGCAGCAGTTTTGTCTACTACAGCATTAGCTGTAAAATAGGCACCAGAGGTTTCACCAGCCATTGTAATTCTCCTTTAGGCTATCGAACCCGACCCTCTGCGTACGCCTTCAGTAATTCATCTGATAGACTTTGGTAACGCTCTGGGTCGGTACGCATAAGTTTAATAATGTCAGCACGACGATAAACTTTCTTGCGTGTTCCCTCTCCTGTTCCGCGAGCGTTGCCTGTGTTAGCTGACTTTACTGCACTCTTACGGGCTGCTTTCTCAGCTTGTGCTGTTTGTTGAACTACTTGGTTCTTCTCTTTCCAGAGGCTGAACAGTTCGTTCGCAGCGTCGTAATCGTACCCTTGGTCAGCCTGAACAAACAACTGTGTTCGGACTTTTGACCCTTTGATCCACTCAGCAAACTTAGGATCCTGGAGTACAGTTTCCATGTCTGGGTGATTTTGTTGAAGTTGTGCCAGCGTTGCTTGCTTCTTAGCCTGCTCTGTGTACGCTTGCGCTTCTTTAATCTTAGGGTGGTTGTCTATTGCTCGTTGAACAGCAGTCTTGGGATCAACAAAGAAATCTACATCATCTTCATCGTCTTGTAGTTGCTGTTGTTGAGGTGCTTGTTGTTCGACAAGTTGTGTCTGGATGTGTTCATCAACCAGTTTACGTAGTTCACCAACTTCAGTACTCTGTTTGCCTGAAAACTTCTCAAGCTCTTGGTGCATCTGTACGAGGTCTTCGACAGACTTACCTCGGTACTTCTCTGGTAACTCAGGTTCCTGAGGTTGTTCCTCTTCTTGAGGAGTCTCTGTGGTATCCTGTGTGTCTAGTTGATCTGTTGCTTCTTCTTCCTGACGCTCATCTATTAATGTTGCTCGTGACATTCTAAACTTACCCCGCCTATTATTATTAGGTTATGGAGAATTAAATGGGAGTTGCCCCTATTGAGATTCCCGCGTGGTTTGTCCAGCCTTCTCGTGTTCACGTACCCACTTCATGTGCCTACCGGGAAAATCCCCAGAGGCACCGTCGAGTATGTGTTGAGTAGCTGATACAATCTTTGTAGCGTTAGCACCACACCCGCACCTACTGGATGTAGTACCTGACTCTACAAAATCTTCAAAGGTATGTCCGTTGGTACAACGAAAGTCAAATACTTTAATCATCTTCTTCTGGAGGCTTTGACGCTTCCTCGTAGTTAGTTTTAACGATAGTTTCCATGTTGAGCAAATGGGCTAATACGTTTAGTTGTCCCTTGCGAAAGAACATATCGTCAGCATCTTTAGCCGCTTCAATACTATTAATCTGTATAGCATTGTTTCCAAAGTCCTGCATAAGTTGTTTCCAACCGTCTGTCAGAAAAAGACTAAAGTATGTGTCATAGTACTGCTGTGTTTCCTGATCCATTTGAGGCCTCTTGGGTTGTCTCTGTTAATAAGATATACCTAAGTACACTGTATATTATACCATACTTTTATGCAAAAGTCAAGTATTATTTCTTACTTTTGGTAGTTTTTCGCCTTCTTCCTGAGGCTGTAACTGCGTGTTTAATCTTAGCTGGCCCAGTTTTACGGCGAGATGACGAGGCTTTTTCACCTTTAGTCATTTTATCTGCGACAGCTTTGGGTCTGCATGAGGGGTACGGGCGCTTAGATTTAGTAGCAGACTTACGTCCACAGGGCTTGCCGGTCTTTACATCGACCCACTCTTCCTTAAACCATTTCTTGAGTGCGGCACCTTTTTTACTTTTTCTTACGGCCACTTTTGTTACCCCAGTTCTTAGCGCCTACCTTACGACACTTAGCTACAGCACCGGATGCGTATGCAGAAGGCCACACTTTGTAACGAGCCTTAACCTTCTTTGCACACGCATCGTTTGCTTTTTTCTTTTTCTTAGGCATTAGTAATTTTTCATCTTTTTTACTTTTTTGCCTGTGCGTTTGGCAGCTGCTTTAGCTTTGGCTTTACCTTTAGCGGTGTATGGATACTTTTTCTTTCCTACCATTGGCATAGTAATCTCCTTACCATTTTACTTTGTTTGCCCAGTAAGCCGCAGACATCTTGCCTTTGGCTATGTTTTTAGCGTGACGAGCTTTAAACGACGCTCGTTTCTTTTTCATTTTGTCGCCTTCACCCGCTTTAGGTTTACCAGCAGTCTTAGCACCTTGTTCACCAAAGCGGATAGTTTTAATTTTGTCGCCCTCTTTAGCAACGACAATGTGACTCTTTTTGGGGTGATTAGGCGTTCGCTTCGGCTTGTTGAACCCGCTTACCCCTGCTCGCTCTAGCCTTGGGTCTTTCTTTTTCACTGCTCTTGACCTCCTTCTGTTGGGCCAGGTCCGACATTAGGCCCTCTAGGGCCACGAGCCTGCTCTCCAGTTCGTCTAATCGGTTGAACTGATCCTGGAACGCTTGGTTGATCTGGGCCAGAAAGCTGTTCATTTCTGTTTGTGTCATTAGCACGGGACGTAACTCCTCTACTATCAATGGCTTTTTCTTTTAATGCTACTTCAGCAATCTTAAGTCTACGCTCAAACTCTCGGTCATCTGCATCGCCATCTCTAAGATTACGTGTAATAGCGTTAATTTTATCAATCTCAAGTTCTTCAGGAGCCAACTCAGAATCAATAAGGTACTTAGTAGCTCGTGCTTGAGACTCAGCAGCCTGCCCTTGTAGTGCAGCAGTTTGTGCTTGCTGGAACTCAATTTGCGTTTGTTGAGACATTTGAGCCATCTGCTGTGCCTGAGGATCTGGTTGTTGAGCCTGTTGCATAGACGCTATCAACTCATCACGATTGCTTAGGTTCATGTTGTCGATAATGCTCTGGATCAACACAGGGTAAATCGGAGAATCCTGTTTCATCGTCTGGAGTAACTGAACCAGCTGTGTTACCTCGTACTCACGAGCAATGATTCCCAGAGTAGACGTAGCGTTAAACTTATAGTCAGCTACGGGGTAGTTTTCAGGGTCAAACTGCATATACCTGTGCGCAGCTTTGGTTACAAAAGGAAGCAAGAAAGACTGCTGGAAGTTAATCAGTGTGCGTTTGTGACGTTTAATAATAGCGCCAAGAGACATAGAAATGCCAGCGGCAGTAGCTTCACCATTAACACTTCCAGCGATCCCGGCTGAGTCAACTGCTCCTGTAGCCTGCTGGACCATCTGCTGTAACGCTGATGCTTGGGCAAAGGTAATTTGGTTGACTTGACCAAAGTTGAACGGTTGTAGTACTTCACGCGGATCTCCGTTAGTCAGAATCATCTTGCCCGGACGAATCTCAGGTTTAGCGCCTCGGGGTAAACGTGTGGCGTCAATAGCCATCATAGGATGAATCGTCAGACCCAGTGCGTCGATACGTGCGCGTAGCTCGGTATCTAGCGCCTTCTGGCTGTTGTAGCCTTTCTCGCAGACTCCACGACCCCAGAAGCGTCCCGGAACAACGTCCCAAGGAAACGCAACTACAGGACGGTCACCCATCATGTACGGGTTGGCCTCTGCCTTTAGCAGTGTGCCACCGTTAGCGATGACTACGATAGCCTCGACGTACATAGAGTCTGACTCAACTTCTACGTCTTCTGCCTCAAGCAACTCACGAGGCACAAGCCCATAGTACTTCGTCAGGCGTACCTTGTCGTCGCTGTAGATTGTGAGGTCTTGATCTGGCTCTAGGTCTGTGTCAGGAGCTGCTGACTCAATAAAAGCCTCACGGTACACACCCTGTTCCTGCAGCAGTTCTACGCTGTGCTTAGACACAAACTCGTCAATAGCAACACCCATAGCGTCTTCTACAGACGTAGCTACAGGGTCAATCAGAAAGTTCTGGGGTAGTACAGGTTTAAGCTTAACAACAATCCTGTCGGTAATGTTGACTCCTACAGCTGTGAGATCACCACCCATAATGGGTTGAGTCGCTGGAGCCATTTCTTTAATCTCTTCAAGGATAACCTCCCCAACACCTGTGCCAAACACAGCAGCGTTAATTAGACACTCTGCAACAGCCTTACGGACTTTACAGTTTTCAAAGTCTTCTGTTAGCTTGTTACGCAGGTACTGAATGTCCTGACGCTCTGGATCGTTTTTGTCATCGGCAATGTCAAACCATTTGCCACGACCAAAGGTAGCTTCTTCTAGTTCTGCTACGTTAGACTCTACAGCCTGCTGAAGCGCAGGAGAGATAATACGAGAACGCTCTGATGCTCTTTCTGAGTCAGCAGGGTCCCATTGACCTCTCCATAACCTATAGTACTCCTCAAACTTTGCTTCGTAGTTTGATTCATAGTGATCTCTCCAGTTCTCACACTTGGTGATTACCCACTCTTCCAGAGATTCCTCAATCATCAGAGGGTCTGGACTATAAATATCTTCTGCCATAGTATTGTCCTTAGATTATTGCTACGCTGTAACCTAGTGTAAAAAACACTACGGCAGAAATAGCGTAGATGCCATAGGTATTAAATTTTCTGAAAACTTTGTCGGTCACTTTAGTATCCTGCTACTACGTCTAGTATCTCGTGGTCGTCAATTTCGTAATCATAGTGGTACGCTACTTGTGCTAACTGATCTATGTATGCTAGTGCGTCAACTAAGTCATCGTGGGTCAAGGGGTCAGGGAACTGAAACAGCTGATCTAAGAATCTGTTGTTCCACTCACCCTTGCTAATAGATACGTAACCGTTCTCAAAGCGCCCCTGCAGCGCCCACATAACCCTGTCAGTCTTTTTCTTGTTACCGTGGGTCAACTCTTCGACTCTAAAAAAAGTCCCGTAGCGCTTCTGTAAGTCCATCAGGGGACTCATTACCGCCTGCTTTGCTATCCCTCTTTCAATACCAACACTGACGGGTCTGTAGTCTCTAACGGCCTGAAATATCTTGGTGGCAGTCTCGTCAAGGCTCCACCGCCCATGTATAATGTTATCAACGTACCAACCATCAGGGCTAACTTTAACAACAGCGATTGCGGTTTCATCAAGTTTTGTATTCTTTGTCCGTTTCTTGTTTACTTCTTCAAAGCCAGCCAAGTCAACAGCAATGTAGTAGTCACCTACTTCTGGTTCTTCTCCGTACTGCACCCAGTCTTCTTTAAACATTTCGGAGCCTCTTGCTTCAAATGAGGCCATGAACTCTTGTCTAAAGGCGTAGCTCGACATTGACTTCTTTGCTGTGTCAATTTCGTTAGGGTCGAGGAGTGGGTTGTCATAACTGGTAAAGTGCCACCCCTTGTAAGTCTCATCGTCCCCTAGCTCCGCAAGTTTGTACAGTTCGTAGAAGTGATTACGTCCCATAGGCGTACCTATGAACATTGCTGAACCCTTTTGGTCAGCTAGTGCTGGACGGAGGATTTGCTCCCATACGTCAGGCTTCATGTCTGCGTACTCGTCCATCACGAGAAACTTCAAGGACACACCACGCATTGTCTCTGGCCTATCGGCTCCCTTGAGACTAATCGTGGCCCCGTTGACCAGCTTGATCT